GTAGTTGTCGTAGAAGTGTTCCTTGATGAGTTCGCCTAGCTGCTGTTTTGTAAGTACGATCTTCATGCTTCAATCTCCATTAACTTGTCGAGTGCGTTTTGTAAGGGCCAGAGTTTGAAAAATGCTTGAGCTTGCAAGGAGCCTACGAATACTGGATCTCTGAATTGTTCTATGCTTGCTTTCTCAATCATGGTGAGAAGGGCATGAATTTCTGCTACTTCTTTTGCCGTCAATTTCATATTGCTTTCCTAGTAGGGGCCGAAGCCCCTGGTTGTTAGCTAAGTTCTTCTGCCGAAGGGATGTATTCGTAATCTTCATCATCTTCTTCAGTTCCTTTTACCCAAGACCCTGTCATTTTTGTGACTTCAGTGTCTGCGTAATAGTTTTCAAAAATGACGCTAGCGATCTCGTAAAAACTAACACTCTCAAGGTAACCAAGAGCGCACTCACGAGCAAAGCCATCTTGTGACGTTTCAAACACTTGGTTAACTGCAATCGAACGAAGAGCGCGTGAAAGTTCGTCAATTGAAGGTTTGCGATCACAACCCATGATCTGGTACGGAATCACGTTTGAAAACATGTCACGGAAAACAATCCAAGTTGCAGTGTTGCTAAAACCATTGTGTGATGTGTTCATTTCGCTAGCTCCTGTTTGTTTGTGTCGATGGAGTAATCTTAGGCTTATCAACCCCATAAGACTGTCATCGTGACGACAATTTCTGCCACTGATACCAAAAAGAAACGCCGTTCGTCGGTAAGTCCTACTCAAAGGTCTTTAGCTGCGCTTCGTGAGCGAGGTTACTTATGTCAGATCGTCGAGCACTGGAACCCTTGGGCCAGGATCAGGCAGGATTTGTTTGGCATAGGCGACATCCTTTGTCTAAAGGACGAGGAGACGCTCTTAGTTCAAACGACCTCAAGAGGTAACGTTTCGGCCAGGGTGAAGAAGATTGCAGAGAGTGAGCACTTACCGGCTATCTTGAGAGCAGGCTGGAAGATAGAAGTTCATGGATGGGGTAAGTTAAAAGAAGGCTGGACTTGCAAGGTTATTGAAATTTGATTTAGACTCTTATTTGTTTCACCGCATTGGCTAGGGTAGCTCCCGAAAAGCAGCCTCATCACCTGCCTGCCAAATGCTTCTTCAGTGATGGCAACCTTTGATGAAAGGTGACAATGCACTACTACCAACACCATATTGGTGACTTCATTAAGGACACCTCGTTCTTAACCAACGAAGAAGTTGGCATCTACATGAAGTTGCTTTGGCTTTACTACGACACAGAAAAGCCGCTTCCAAACTCCCTGCATGAACTTTCAATGAAGGTCAATGGCCGCGATAAGGAGCAAGCCATATCGGGGTTGCTTGGCATGTTCTTCACGCTAGAGGAAGGAAGCTGGCATCACAAGCGATGCGATAGGGAGATAGCCCACTATCACCAGCAACTGGAAGCCGCTTCCAAGGCTGGGAAAGCATCAGCCGCTAAACGAGCGTTGAACAAACGTTCAACGGACGTTCAACAGCCGTTCAACGACCGTTCAACGGACGTTCAACCAACCAATAACCAACAACCAATAACCAATAACCAACAACCAAATACAAAGCAACGCTCGGCAAGCTCGCTTCGTCCTAGTGACGTTAGCGAATCTGTTTGGGATGACTTTCTTGCTATCAGGAAGGCCAAGAAGTCACCGCTTACCGAAACTGCGCTGAAAGGTATTAGGCGAGAGGCTGGACTTGCAAACCTAACGCTTGAGAAGGCTTTGCAGATGTGCTGCGCTAGAGGTTGGCAAGGATTCAAAGCTGACTGGGTTACAGACGATCTTAAGAAGGAAGATCATTACAAGCAGTCCTTAGACATTATCTTTGGAAGAAACAGGCATGAGAAGGACATCACGCCTAACAATCTACTGGAGGGCTAAGGCATGGACATACAAGTTATTGAGGCGATCTTTAAGAAACTTTCCATGACCTACGGAAAGGCTTTTCTCGACCAGTATCGAGACATGAACATCCAAGAGGTTATGGAGAACTGGGCGCACGAATTGTCTGGATTCTCTACAAGTCCTCATGCTGTGGCCTACGCGATGGAGTGCTTGCCATCAGATAAACCTCCTAACGTGTTGCAGTTTCGGTCTTTGTGTAGGCAGGCTCCTCCTCCGTTTTATCAGCGACTAGAAATGACAATAGATAAGACTAAAGGACTAGAGCAGGTTGCAAAACTCAAGCAAATAATTAGACCTCGTAATTTTGATGACAGACAAAGAGAAAGCCTACGCACTGCTGAGAAAGCTAGCAGACGAAACGACTTATGTGATGGTGCATCCCAACGAGTTAAGAATTCTTCTTGACGATCTTGACTATATGAGGCTTAGGGTAAGAATCGCTAGAGAAGAACTTAGCGATGCTTGGCAGCTTTATAGAGGGGATATGGCGTGAGAGAAAACAAGAATGCAAAGACACCAACAGATGGCGGGGGAGCATTTCCCGTTGCACACTCGTACCTAATCCAGCCAGGCATGTCCCTGCGCGACTACCTTGCAGCCAAGGCGATGCAAGCACTGGCTCGGCCTGGGAATTATTTTGATGCAACCGCGAGGCAGGCTTACATGATTGCAGACGCGATGCTGAAAGCGAGGGATCGATGAGCAGAAAAGCTATGCAGGTGGCGCTTGAGGCGCTGGAGAGTGATCCAATAAGTCATGCCGGGCTTGTGACCGTATTATCGCCAGGTAAAGGTACAGGTTTTAATTACGCCCGTGCTAGCCAAAAGACCGCAGTGTCGCCAGATGGAGGTACAGGTTTTATCGACGGTGTGTGGCATGAGCCGGGGCCTACGACATGGCAGTGCCAATGCGGTAAAGCGTATACGGTTACTTGTATTTCAAGCAAACCAGCCAAGCAATGGGTTGAACTGACTGATAAGGAAGTGTGGGAAGCAATTGATGACGTGCTCGAAGGTGGTGGCTGGCTTGATGTTGCTAGAGCACTAGAGGTAGCAATCAAAAGGAAAAACACATGAGCAGAGAAGCTATGAAGATGGCGCTTGAAGCGCTGGAGAGAGTGACTGGGCATTTCACGCGAACGCCAAGCACTTTGAGAGACAGTGAAGTCCGTGGAGAGGCACACAAGGCAATCACCGTACTGCGCCAAGCACTTGTCGATGCCGACGACACATCGCAAGAACGTGTCGATGAAAAGGCAAAACGTGAACAAGAGCCGGTGGGAGATGATCGGGTTATGACTGTGGTTTACAGAAACGTTCAGAAGGAGGACGTGCAGTCATTTACGGATCATCCGAAAGCCGTGTGGTTTGGCTGGTGCCATGCTCCATATCAACGCGACGATGCCATATTCAAGCTGGAGAAAGCGATCACATCTCCACCAGCAAGCAAGCCGTGGGTTGGGCTGACGGATCAGGAAGTAATGGTCGCCGCATATCAAGCAGGATTTGACATTCATGAGGATTACGAAAACGAGGACGACCCAGAAGCAATGCACTGGTGGACACCTGATGGTGAGGCTTGTGACGATTCTTTGCTGAAACTGCGTGACCTTATTGAAGCCAAACTAAAGGAGAAGAACACATGACACGAGACGACATCATCAAGATGGCGAAGCAG